AGGAATGTGCATCAACCAGTTTATACAGGTCCAAATCAAAATAATAAAGGTATTGATAAACCAATATTTCAGGTATCAATATTTGCACAAAATATGGATGATGCTTTTAATTTAAGTAATACCTTGTTACAATCATTACATGGTTATACAGGACAATTTGGCGGTTCGAGTGGCTTTTGGATTGCTAAGGCGGATGTAAGTTGGCTATACAATACATTTGATGATACAGTAGGATTAAATCAAATTATTTTGGATTGCCAATTGGATATTCCAACATAAGACAAGATTTGTTTAACTCTTTTTGAAGGAAATTAAAAATGGCTCTACCTAATCAAGTCTTACCTGGTTTTAGTGCATCGTTATGGTGCCAAACTGGAGCAACTCCAACTGCTTTAACCACAGCTCAATTATCAACATGGACAGGACAAGTTGCTAGTATTGTCGGTACTGTAGCCAATGGCACAGGATCAGGCGGTCAAGCATTGAATGTTGAAGCTATCCCTGCATTTGGTCAAGATGATGCTTCTGCAAACTTTATGGTTGCAGGATCAAGACAATCTGATATTATCCCAACGCAATCCAAACCAACATCTATGACGATTGTTGCAGCTTGGAATCCAAGTGATACAGGTTTATTGCTAATGCGTGCAGATGCGTATTCTGGTGTTATTGATCGTACTTTTGTAGTTGCTGCAACATCTGGCGCAAATACAGTTGCTTATGCATTTAATGGTCGAGTAGCTGAATTTAAAATAGATATGGCTCCAGGTGCAGAAGCTAAATGTACTTTTACAGTTCATCCTAGAGGTAATCAGTACGGATGGAGTAACAATACTTAATATAAGCCACTTCGGTGGCTTTTTTAAAAGGAAGTAAAAATGATTAATGTACAATTTGCCAATGGAAAAGTATTTCAAGCAGAATCAATTGATGATGCTATTGCCCAATGTTTAGCAAGTGGCAATGATCCATTTAATCCAACGATAATACAAGATAAGATAGAACAAAATGCAAATACAGAACAACAATGATTTACTAAATTTTTTGGTGAGTAAAGCCGATTCTGGAGTAAAGAATTGGTTTAACTTTCAAGAGCAAAAGATTACAGGTATTAATGCAGTTTATGAAATTGCAAAACAACATGCCGATAAAATGACACCAGATGAAGTGGTCGATTATGTTGTTCAACTTAACAATGCTATTTATTCTAAATTCTTTAAGGTGAAATAATGCCTTACATTAGTGAAACTGAAGCTGGTAAAGGTTTTCAAATGTCCGTTAAGTGGGAAGGATTTGATGAGTTTGATGCATTGATGAAAGAAATTGAAGATGATTTTAGTGAAAAAGATCAGAAAGCTATTTTAAGAACATCGATGAAAAATGCAATGAAGCCAGTATTAGCAACGGCTAAAGGATTGCTACAAGCACATGGTAACGTAGATACAGGGCAATTATTAGCATCTTTACAAACAGAAGCTAGAAAACCAACTGCTAGAGATCGACATTCCTCTTATGTCAGTCCAACGGATATTATGATTGCTAGAGTAACCGTACCACCAGGCAATGTATTAGCAAAAAAGAAATTTATAAATTTAAAAAACAAAAATTACAGAACCAATAAGATTAAACAAATTGGTATGGAAAGCGATGGTAGAGCATTTGCCATTGAATTTGGCACAAAGCACATGGCAGCTAGACCATTTATAAGACCAGCATTGGAAACCAATATTGGTACAGTAATGGCATCATTAGTTAAAGAGTTAGGTAATACATTAATAAGATATAAATCGAAATATTCTAAATAGGAAAATAAAAGATGAGTCAATTAGCAAATGCATTAGGAACTAAATTTATTGAATCAAAAGAGCAACTCAGAATCAGAACTTTTGATTTTAATGGTGTAACTTTTAAGATTAAAGTGCCACTAACCGTTGAATCTGATTTGATGTATGAAAAGAATAAAGTAATTGATGAAGCCAAAGCCAAGCAATTTTATGAGGAAATGGCAAAAGAATTTATTGAGAATAAAGACAAATACGAATCAGATAAAGAAATTATTTTTAAAGAAGATGACATTATTGTAAAAAGCATTTCTTTAAAAGATACAGCTCGAAATAAAGTTTTAACGCAAAATAGGATTACTTCATTATTTCAATTGATTGTTCCAGAAGATACTACTTTTGATATGAGTACCATTACTTATGCAGATATTGATGAGAATTTCCCATTCAATATTCAATTGGAATTAATCGAAAAAATTGCAGAAGTTATTGCGCCCAGTTATACACAAACAAAGGGAAAGTAATAGGATCAGTACGAAGGCAAGTTAAAGCATATTTAACTGCACATGGTACTGATCCTACTAAGATTGATGAGGAAACATTTAGCGATATCTGCATCATGTATGCAGATGGTTTAATTGGAAATAGGGGAATATTAGAAGTTTTGGGAACTTTAACTGCTGGACAATTTAATAAAATGTTGCAGAAAGGTAAGCCACCATATAAACTTCAAGATATAATACCTAGAACATTTGATTATTTGTATCCACCATTATCCGAACAAGATAAGAAAAAACAGGTTAGCGATCAATTATTGGTTTTTGCGATGATGTCCCCAGGATATTCACCGCAACTTTTTGAAGGTAAATAATGGCAAATGTCATTGCTGGATTAGCAGCACAACTATCAATGGATACAACTGAGTTCCGAAAAGGAATCTCAGAAGCTAAAAATTCACTTCAAGAATTAAAAGAATATTTGCCAGAAGCATTATCTATTGCTGGGTTTTTGGAAGCCACAAAAGCAGCGATGGAATTTTCCAATCAAATTGTTCAAACAGCTAAAGCGAATGATGTTGCGATTAGTTCGGTATTAGAACTATCCAAAGCATTAGAAGAAAATGGTGGAAGTGCTGAAAACGTTAGCAATATATATGCTGGATTTACCAATAAGATTGAATCCGCAGCGCAAGGAAACGCAAAAGCGCAAGAATCATTTGCAAGGCTTGGAGTTAGTTTAAAAGATTTAGCAACTTTATCTGAACAAGATTTATTTGCAAAAACTGTAGCTGGTTTAGCAAATATGAAAGATTCCGCAGAAAGAAACGGACTAGCATTTCAAACTTTAGGTAAAGCAATTAAAGGAGTTGATTTAGTTGGTTTAAATGCAACTTTAGAAGAAAATAAAGGTCAATTTGATAAATATGCGAAGTCTATTGAAATGGCGCATGAGTTATCATTGAAATTAGAAGCATCTGCAAAACAAATGAGTTTGGCATTTACAGATGCAGTTATCCCAGCATTGTCTAAACTTTATGATGCATTTAGTAAAACAAGCACAATAAGCAAATTCTTTTTTGAATTATTGCGTGATACAGCAGAAGTGCTTGCAATCTTAATTAAAGATAGCGTTACTTTAGTTGAAGTATTTATTAAACAAATTCAAATGCTTGGTCAAGTAGCAAGTGATTTTGCTCATTTTGATTTTAAAAAAGCACTTGAAGATTATAAAAATACACAAGCTGAAGTTACTAAAATGTTTGCGGATGATGCTAAATTTCAAGCTGATATATTAGATCGTACTGTTAAAACAAATGAAGCACAAAAGGATTCTTTAAATACACAAAGGGAAGTAGTAGCTGCCAATGCTAAACAAATTGGTCAAATTAAAGGATTAAGTGATGCTTATGCTGCACAACTTACTTTAATGGATCAACAAAAAGAAGAAAAAGAAAAATTAAATGGTTTATCTGCAAAAGATAAAGAAATTGAAGATGCAAAAAATAAAATATTAGATCAACAAACTAAAGCATTAGATAATATTAATCAGAAAAAAATTGCTGCGCAACAATTACCATCAAGTCAAAAAGGTGGAGTATTAGCGGAATTAAGTTCTCAAGAAGAAGCTATTAAAGTATTAACGCAATTACAAATTGATGCTACTACTCAAAATATTAAAAGAATCCAAGATGAACAAAATACATTTGCATTTGGTTGGGACAAGGCATATAAGCAATATGCTGAAAATGCAGTTAATTATGCAACCATAGGTCAAACTGCATTTACATCGGTTACTAATGCAATGGGATCTGCTTTAGATCAATTTGTGGCTAAT